GCCGAGAGGTCTGGCTGCAAAGCGCAGGCACGGAAAGCGCAACCTCGGACGTGGAGCTGGTGGCATTTCTGCGGCGCGGTTAATCTTCCCTATCCCAGTCAATCCGGCTACCATATTTACATGCGCGTGAAAAATAGAATCCTGATCGCGGATACCGATCGCTCGGTACTCCACAATTTTGCGGAATACCTGCGCGAAAATGCTTTTTGCGCAATTACCACCCAATCAACGGTAGGGGCGTTGACCCAGCTTATCGAGGCCGGGCCTCCTATTGATTTATTTTTGGTGGATTTCGAAATCGCAAAAGCGGGGGATTGGCACTTGATCCGATATATTCGGCGGACGCTGGTAATCACCCCGGTGCAATTGCCGATCATAGTATTCGCCCCTATTCTGGGGGTGGATATCGAAATGACCCTCATGCGGGAAGAAATTAACGACTGGCTAGAAAAGCCCGTATGTCCGCTGGCTTTACTGCTACCTAAAATACGAGCCCTACTCGGGCTAGAAGGGGCTACCAGTGGACAGTGAAACGCGCACTCTGATCACGGCCGTGGTGGGTAGTTTCGCCGTAACCACAACGGTGATTGGTATCCTTTTCCGGCAATTGCTCAAGAGCTATCGAGACCACGACGCGCAACGGTTCGAGGTGCTCCGGAGCGAGTACACCATGCAGATAGAGGCGCTCCGAAAAAGCGCGCAGGATACGATCGAAGCGCGAAGAGAATGCGAATTGCGGGAGAATGGCGCGTTGAAGCGGCTCGAGGACGGGATCGAAAAAATCCGGGACAGATGGGAGCAGTTTGTCCGGGATGACGCGGCCATGGAAGCCACCCGCGGGCGCAAGGTGGATGCCCTATTCAACGTCGTCGATTATGTAAAAGAAGAGGTGCGCGGATTGAAGCCAGTGATATTTCAACGGCTGGATGAGGGATACCGCAAAATAAAAACAGAGGTGATCCAAGAAATCCGGGCAGATTTACGGAAAGGTGCGTAGGCCATGGACATTGAAACCGACGCTACCCCCACCCCGCGATACAGCGCAGAGTACAGCCCACTATGGGATAATAGAGGCATGCTAGAGCAGTTTGATTTGCTGCAAGCGGTTTTCGAATCCATGCTTGATGAAATCCGATCTTTTCGGGAATTGATGCAGGAACCCTCGGGGGAATTGGGAGCTAGCCTAGAAAGGGGCAAATCATGACCATTATCGTCAAGCGTTTTGGGTGGGGTGAGCTGGTAGGCGTATTGCTCGGGTTGTTTATCGGATTGTTGTCCGCAAGCCTGGCCCAGAAGTTTATTAGCCAGCAGGGGCCCGACCAGGCCAAGGCGCTGACCCCCTGGAAAGGTATCTGCGCCCAGACCCAGCAGCTCGCCCTTGTCCTCGAGCAGCAATTCCAGGCCATGGATACCCGCCTGGATAATATTGAGACGCAAACGGCTGGGCTGATAAAGGGCCAGGGCGATATTTTGCGGCATTTTTCCCTTCCGCCTATCGGGCTCATGACCATTCGCGTGGTGCCCACCATTCCGCTGATCGATGAGTGGGATTTGCGAGAATGTTTCAAAGAGCCCTAGTCTTTCCAATTTCCAGCATTTGCGGCAAGATAGTGGGTAGCACCACCAGAGAAAGGGCCAGGCGATGGCGTCGATCGTGATCCAGATGGCAATCGAGGACCTCCAGGCGGTAATCGCGGCCTGGACTCACATAAAAATTTACCGATCCACCGATGGGCTGACCGGGGAATACGTGGAGATCAGCGAGCCCCACTCCAGGCCGGTGTTGCACAAATACCTGACCCAGTATGATTTCACCGATTTTTACGGGGACGCGGATTTCTGGTACAAGTCGGCCTACCTCAATGAGGGCTCGGGGATCGAGTCGGAGCCTACTGCGGCTTTCCAGGGCACCCTGGACGCGGCCCTGGACATCATGTCGGTGAAGGAATTGAAGATCAATTACCTGTGGGGTGTGAACCTGACCGACGATTTTGGCTCGCCGTACCCGGATTCCATGATGGAATTCTATCTGCGCTCGGCGGTGGATACGGTCGAAAAAAAGCTCGACATCATGATCCGAAGCAAGGAAATCACGGACGAGGCGCACGATCTGATCCCCGATGACTACCGGGAGTATATGTGGATCAAAACCAAAGAAAAGCCGGTGCAGAGCATCACGTCCGTGAAGCTGGTGATGCCGGCCAATAGCCTGGTGCAGACATTCACCGGGGACGATATTTTGCTCGACCAGCAATTCGGGGTGATCCAGATCGTGCCTCCGGCGCTGGATGCGGGCAGCGTCTTGCTTTTCTCGGGCGCGGGGGCCTACCCGTGGGCCCGCAACCTCGTGCGGCGTATCCCGCACGCGTGGCGCGTGACCTATACCGCTGGCTTCGCCCGGGGCGAGGTCCCGGAGAATATCCGGCACCTGATCGGAATGTACGCGGCCATGGGCCCGCTCAATATCGCCGGAGACCTCATTGCTGGGGCCGGAATTGCCAGCCAGTCACTTTCCATTGACGGACTTTCTCAAGCAATATCAACTACTTCCAGCGCGACTAACGCGGGGTACGGGGCCAGAATTTTGCAATACTTGAAGGAAATCAAGGACATGCTCCCAGAAATGCGCAAGGCGTACCATGGAATAGGGTTTGTGGTGGCGTAACATGCCGACGATCACAATGCCAGCGGTTCCAGTGCTCGGGGTGCCCTACGGGGCGAAAGAGAGCGGCAATCGCGCCGACTTCAAGGCCGAGTCGTTCGACATGTTGATCGAGACCAAAGGGTATCAATACGCGTGGACGCGGGCGACGATGTGCCCTTGTGAGTCGGTGGCGACGCAAACCAAAACAGCAGATCCCAATTGCCCGCTGTGCAACGGAGGCGGGTGGATCTATTTCGGCGGGAGCGTACCCCAGCCGCAAGCGCAGATCGGGACCCTGACCGAGGTGCAGGAAAAAATCGTGACCGCTACCAGCGCCATGGTGATTCGCGGGATCGCGACCTCGATCCAGGCCGAATATCGCCCCTGGGATAAGCTGGGCAATTGGATGGCCGGCACCATGCAGATCACGGTCCGCGCGGAAAACATGCTCGGGTTTTACGATAAGCTGGTATGCCTGGATGCCCAGATCGTCTATGCCGAGCTGAGAGAAATGCCGTCGGGAAACAAATTGCCCACCCGGTATCTGATCACGGCGATCAACATGGTGCGGAGCAACACCCAGGTTTATCAGATCGGGGTGGATTACTACCTCGAGGACGGCGAAATCTGGTTTTACGAGGAGCACCGGCCCGAGACGGGCGATCGGCTCACGGTCCACTACCTGTGCCACCCGACCTATCTGGTGACCGAGCACCCGCACGTTGCGCGGGTGACGGTAACGAAATTCAAGGCCGCCGTGAACAAGACCCCCGTGGGTACGCCGCGGGCACTACCCAATCAGGCGATCATCCGATACGACTTTTTGCCCGGATAGGAGCGCGCATGATCGTGATCGGTAATATCGAGCGGATCATTCCCCTGGAGGTAATGGGGCAGCTCCAGCCTCCCGAGGTGGACGCGGTGTTGGAGAATATCGCCGCGGGGGCGCGGGACAAGTGGATATCACTGGCTCGAGAGGACAAGTCGCATTTCCGCTTCGAGTATATCGACGGGATCAAAGAGGTGCAGCTATCCCCGGGAATGGCGACGATCGCGCTGACTGGCGAGGTCCCGCACCTGCTAGAAAACGGATCTGGTGCGACCGACATGCGGGATTTTCTCCTCGGGCCGAATGTCCCGACGGTAGCGCGCGGAAAGCGCGGAAAGCACGCCGCGAAAAAGGGCGGCTACTACCGGTTTATCCCCATGCGGCATATGACCCCGGGCACTGCGGCTGAACCTCGAGGCCAGACGTTCGGGCAGGAGATGGGCAAAGCCTACGCAGGCAAGCTCGGCGAAGTCGCGGCCAAGAAATTGGGCAAGACGGTTTACGGGGCCGTTTCTCAATTTACCGGGCCGGCCGGGGCGGCTAATGCCGCCACCCGGACCAACCCCTACGGGGGAAAGACCCAGTGGGGCGCGAAATTGCCCGCTGGTGTCGGGGGCGTGGGCCTGCTCAAGCCCCACCACAAGACCGATATCTATGCCGGCATGTACCGCATGGAGAAGACCTACAAGGCAAAAACCCAAGCGTCGTTTGTGACCTTTCGGACCATCTCCACCAATGTCACCGAGGGGTGGATGCGCGGGGCTATTCGCGCCAGGCATTATGCGCAAAAGGTTGGCGATTACGTGGATAAAATAGCGGCTGGCGCGTTCGAAGCCTACCTCAAAGGACGAGCATCATGATCCACCGATATCTGTACGATGCGCTCAAGATCGGGATTGCCCAGTTGACCAGCACCCCGGAATACCTGGATGACATTTTCACCCGGAGCTACGGGCTGGAGGCCTCCGAGGTCGCGGCCATCAAAACGTATTTTGCTGCGCACCCACCCACGGTGGTCAACGGGTACGCGCGGGTGGATGTGCAATTTCCGGCAATCGCGATCGTCCTGGGGCGAGAATCCGAATCGGACAAATACCTCGGGGAGTCGGCGGGCGTGGTGACGGACGAGGAGGACGATCTTTTCAATGCCGACATTACCGGCGCGATCTGGCAGTTTGTCTATAATCTGGAAATTTACGCCGAGAATCCGGACGTGGTGACCTGGTATTACGAGATCGCCAAACAGATAATCCAGGACGCGCGGGATTTTTTCATCGATCGGGGTGTGTTTGAAATTCAGCTTTCGGGTTCGGACATGGCCCCGGACCCAGCTTACATGCCTGAGCACCTTTTTGGGCGTCAATTGACGGTGGAGTGCAAGCGAGAAATGGAAATCATCCACCGGCATACAATCGCGGGTAAAGCCTTTGAGGTGGCCGGTGTACATATTGACAGCTCTGGCAGTCCTAGCGATCCTGGTGGGGAAACATTATCTCTGGTGACCACGTATACAGAAGGAGATTCCTGATATGGGAAAAACCACCTATAATCCGGATTACACCATGGCAGGCACTTCGAAAATTCCCCCTTCCAAAGCAGATCCCGTTGTGGAGGCGAACCCCCCCGCGTCCGAAGGGCTCGAGGCCCCGGAAATCACCCAGGTGGATATTCCGCCGGCGGTAGAATTGCCCGCGGTGCGCCTCGAGGTTTTCGCCAGAGTGCACGGCGCAAAATGGGATCAATTCGCTGGCTTTCGCGCCTGGGCCACCCAGCAAAAGCTGGCCCCTCGATCGGTTCCGGAATGGCGCGCCGAATTCCTGAAGTTTCAGAAAAAGCCAACCAAATAAGAGGAGAAGACCATGGCCAGCAGCATTTTTTTCGGAGGCAGGCTGATCAGCGTGCCGGGCTCTTACAGTGTGGTGGACGCCAGTGGGCTGGAGTCTGTCGGGCTGAGCGCGGCCGGGATCGTGGCGGTGATTGGGGAGGCCGAGGGCGGTATCCCGGTTTCGGAAATCGCCGACATCGACGATTTCATCCGGTGCCGGAAGCCGGAAAAGGCGCGGGAGTATTTCCGCGCGGGCCCGCTCCGGGAAGCGGCGGACATGGTATTCGCTCCGGCGAAGGACGTGGCCATCCCGGGCGGGGCGGTCGAGATGGTGGCCATGAAGGTCAACCCGGCCACCCAAGCCACGGCACCCCTGGCCAACACCTACGGGGATGCGCTCACGTTGACCAGCAAGGACTACGGGGCTTTCACCAGCCAGGTGAATGTCACGATCGAAACCGGGACCAGCCAGGGCAAGCTGGTGACCATCACGTTCGAGGACGTGGTGGAGTCGGCGGACGATCTGGGCGGTGACGCGTTTTTCACGATCACTTACACCAAGGGGACCGGTGGCTGGGGCACCATGACCAGCGAGGTCGCCAGTGGTGGCCTGATCGCTTGCCGCGGGACCCGTACCAACCTCGGGCTGGACGACCAGATCGCGGGGCAGTTGTCGGGCAATAGTCGGGTCGAGGCGAAATCGTCGAGTGCTTCGGATACAGCCATCCAGTTGATCGTTTACGGCCTGGCAGCGGCGGGAACGGTCCAGCAAGAGAGCATCATCCTCGCCGGCACCACGGTGGTGGCGGGGCTTCTGACTTTCTCGAAAGTCATGGGCGCGCGGATAGTCGGCACGGCCGTGGGAACAATCACGCTCCAGCTCCTAGCGGCCGGGGCAACGGTGTTGACGGTAGCAGCAGGGGCCAACACGATGAAGGGCTTGACCCCCTGCGCTACTCTGTACGTGGGCAATACGATCGTTTACGCGATATCCAGCGGGGCCAGCACCAAGAGCGTGATCCTGATCGGTACGAGCGCGGCCGGAGCGGCGCAGATCGAAAAGGTGGTGTTGACCGGGGTGGTTTCCAAGCCCGGAGTTTCCACCTGGAGCGAGATCACTTATATCGCCCTCGGCGAGGTCGAGGCGGCCCAGACGATCACTTTCTCGGCGGTGGCGCTCCAGACCACGACCCTGCAAAACACCATGCAGAAGGTCGCGGACTACGTGAACGGGCGAAACAACGGGACCAATGGTTTCGTCCTCACCCAGATTTTGGGGCTGTACACCTTCGACCCGGCCAACCTGGACGTGACGCTGGGCGCAGGCGGCGCGGTGGACTGCTACACGGTGAGCCCGAGCTATTATGCCAACCTGTGGCGGATCGTGGATTGGATCAATCAGAATAGCGCCTTTGTCACTGCGGAAGCGGCGACCGGCGCCAAGGGCGGAGCCCCGAGCAACACTACAGCAGCGGTATATCTGTCCGGCGGTAGCGAGGGGACCACGGCGGCCGAGCACTGGCAGTTGGCTTTCAACCTCCTGAAACAGATCCGAGTCAACACGGTGGTGCCCCTGACCGCTGACCCGGCGGTGCACGCCATGGGCGACGCGCACTGCGCCTATATGTGCGGGATCGGCCGGAGCGAGCGCGACCAGGTGGTAGGCCTGAAAAATACGGCCATGACCGACCTGGCCACCAAGACCGAAACAAAGACCCAGATCGTGGCGCTCAATTCGCGGCACACCCGGGCGGTATCCCAGGCGATGGAGCGGTACAACACGGCCGGCGAGCGGGAGGAGTTTGACCCCTGTTACCTGGCTGCGGTGGTCGCTGGGATGCAGGCGGGCTCGACCGTGGGCGAGTCGCTGACTTTCAAGTACGCAAACGTGCTCAAGCTCCGGCAGGCCTCGAGCTGGAACCCGACCGATGACGCCGAGGAGATGATCCAGGCGGGCCTTTGCTTCCTGGAGCTGGTGGACGGGATCGGTCGGCGGGTGGTCCGAAACAACACCACCCATCTGGCGACCAACAATTCCAGTTATGTCGAAGCAAGCGTCAATGAGGCGGTGAATTTTGCCGTTTACAACCTGCGCGGAAACCTCGAGGTGGCCGTCGGCCGCAAGGGCTTCTCCGGGACGGTCAACGGCACCAAGGGCGTGGCAATCGCCTCCCTCGGGTTGCTCAAAGACGAGGAAATCATCGTGGCCGATCGGTCGCTGGCCGTGGAGCTAGCCGTGGATGTGATGGAGGTGTCCGTGGAGATGGCCCCAGTCATTCCGGTGAATTTTGTGAAAACAACCGTCCACCTCGTCACGACGCGGATCGCCGCGGTGTAAAGGAGCGAAAAAATGGCAACCGCCGCAAAAGGTAGGATAATGACTGGGGCACGGGCCCTGTTCATGATCAATTCAGTCAAGGTCGGGTACGCCAAGACGGTGACCGTCGCGGAGTCGATCGATTATCAGCCGGTAGAGGTAATCGGAAATATCGAGGTCGAGGAGCACGTCCCGGTGGCTTACCGGGTGAGCATGACCGCCGCATTTTTCCGGCTGGTGGGGGAGACGGTCAAGAGCCTGGGGTATTTTCCCACCGCGGGCACCAGCTCCGACGACCACCTGACCAACATCCTCACGGTGTCCGATGTGCTCCAGGCGACGATCGAGGACACCAAGACTGGCAAAGTTCTTGCTACCCTGGAGCAAGTCAAGCTAGTCTCAAACAATTGGAACCTGGACGCTCGAGGTATCATGGGCAATGACGTGGAATTCGTGGCGATCCGCGTGAAGGATGAATCGGAAGCCTAGCGAGAAGTGCCGGACTATTTAGGACCGGCGAAAAAGAGCTTTCAAGGTTTCCCCCCACCTTAAAGCTCTTTTTTTATGATCTTGCCCCCGGGCCCTCCTATCTGTCATTTTTGATCCAGATCACTTTTCGCAAAGGATGCTCAAAATGGACTCGAAAGAGCTAGCCAATCGACTGAACCCGCGTCACCTGGAAGTGCCCGAAGTAGAGGCCTTGCAGGCGGCCATGGCCGAAGAGGACCCCTTCCTGGTTATCCCGTCGGAGAAAAAGCCCAACCCAAAAGATAATCGGGAATACCCGTTCGTTTTTTCTCACACCGATGGGCATGGGAAAATCTGGAAAGGGAATTTCACGAACAAGGTGCTGACCATCCGAGACCGCCAGTCGGTGGGGGTGTTGCGGGCGCGGCTGGCCTCCGGGGTGCCGGTGGTGGCCCTGGATGACATGACCCAAGAGATCAATCTCATGATCGCGCACCTCACGTTTTCTCTGACCGAGCGGCCGGACTGGGCCAAGGATCTGCAAAACCTGGACGACATCCGGTTGCTGCAAGAGCTATACCTGGAGGTCGCCTCTCACGAGGCGCATTTTCTCGGATACGCAAAGGATAAAGCGGCAAGCGGAGCGCAATAATAAGGCGGGGCTGGTGCGGCTGAAGCACTGGTGGGCGGGCAAGTACAAGCTCCCCCCCAATCATTCGCTTTTTGAAACGCAATCGGTGGCCGAGCTGGTGCTCGAGCAATACGAGGACCTCTATTACCAGCGGGCCGAGCTGGAGGCGAACCTGGAGGATCTTTCTGGAGACGCGTTGCGGGAGGCTGAGCGCAAGATTAGGGAAATAGGCAAGGCGCTCGGCGAGAAAGTGGATGGAGAAGACGATTTGATCGACAAATGGGAAAGGGAGCTGGCCGAAGGAAAAATCCCCAACCTGGAGGAGCGACCCGATGGACATTAAGACCAATGTGGTGATCCAGGCCGAAACCCGCGGATTCGACAAGGCGCTGCGGGAGACCTTGGGCCTCACCCAGGGCGCACTCCAGGGCCTCAAAGACCAGGCGTCCGTCTATACGACCGTGCAAAAACAGGTGACGTTGCTGCAAGGCAAGATCGCGGAGCTAGCCAAACAGCAAATGGTGCTGAATCAGGAAATCACCAAGCTCGAGCGCGGTACTGAGGCATACGATTCTTTGAAAGAGTCGATAAAAGCTACTAATGAGGAAATGCAAAGCACTGAGCGACAGGTTCAGCTCACCACCCGGGCTTTCCGGTCAGAAGCGGATGCAGCCAAGAAATTGGCCGAAGCCCTCCAGGGCGTGAACGACAAGCAAACCTCCCAGAAGGGAGGGGCGCGCGGTTCTTTCACCCAGGGCTTGCTCCAGGGGGTGGCTCCAGGAGGGGCTGGTTTCCTCCAGCGGGGCCCTGGGATGAAGCAACAATTCCTGGGGCAGATGATTGGGCATGGAGCCAAGGAAGGGCTCGGAGGGCTTCTCTCGTCGCCTGTACAGGGCCTCGGGGGGATCTCCCGGGCGATGTCCGTGCTCCCGGGCGGGGGCCTTGTTGCGGGAATGATGGAAAACGCGATGAAGCACGCGGATACCGGGATGGCTTGGCGAGAGCAGCAATTCGCGGCGGCACCCTTCATGGGGGGCGGTGCATTGGGGAATATAGGCCCTATGCAAGATATCAATGCGGATTACGATAGGCAAAAAGCAGATTTGCGCTTTGGAGGAGCTGATGCGATAAAAGCTAACTATACCAAGGAATTTAACCGCCAGATGCCAATGGCGAAAATGAATTATGATGCTGAAAAGCATGCGTGGGACCCAGAAAATGCGCCTGATATAAGCCAATTAGCGGGAAAAGGCCCGGGATTTAGGCGGGCTAACGCTGAATTGAAAAAAAAAGCAGAATACCAATGGGGATCGGTTAAAGAGGATTACTTAAAGCAATTCGATAAATCGGCCGCATTGGCTATTGAAGATCGAAGCCGATTGCTTGACCTGAAACGCAAAGAGGAACTAGCCCCCATTCACGCCGCACGCGAAGCGCCTTTTGAGGGGGCTAGGCGCGCTGGATACAATCTCATGGGCAAGACCCGCCAACAATCCACCGAGGAGGCGCTGGGCCTGGTACAGGCCGGTGGCGGGACGGTCCAGGGAGCACTCCAGTCGGGAATGCTCCCGACGGCATTCGCGGCGAAAACCGCTTTCGGGGTGGGCTCGGAGACCTCCGGGGCCTTTCTGGCGGCTGGGAGGCGAGGGGGCCTTGTCGGAGGAGCGGGCAAGGGGGCTGAAGGCCTGTCCAGGTCCTTATCGGACGCCGTGAAGCTGGGTTTGACGGGTTCGGACGCAATCAAATACCTCCAGACCATTGCATCGGGGATCGCGGCCTGGGAGCAATCCGGAATTGAATTCAACAAAGACTCGTTTCGCAATATGGCCGATTCGCTCAATTCCGGGGGGATCGCCATGTCGCGGGCAATGAATATCGCTAGCGGCTTCCAGAATTACACCCAAGGAATGGGGCAGCGGGGGATTTCCGGAGGCCGGGATTTGATGCTCCTCCAGATGATGGGAGGCTTCAAGGGGGGCGGTGCCGATGACCTCGAGCAGGCAACCCTCCAGCTCGAATCCATGCAGCAGCAGGGCGGGGTCAATGCGGTAGAGGCCGGGGGCCCGATGGGCGACTTCATGCAGCGCATGATGGAGATGGGCGGTGGGGGAGCTTCTGGCCGGCGCTTCCTTCGCGGGCAGCTCGGGCAGATGGGTATCCAGACCTCGGGACTGGAAATCAATGCCATGGCCGAGCGGCTCACCGGCGAGCAGCTCTTGACCCCCGAGCAGCGAGATCAGATGGCAGCCGACAAGAAACGGCGGGAAGCCGGAGCCCAGCTCGGGGCAGATATTGCGACCCCTGGGGGGCTCCAAAAATTGGCAGCCGGTATGGTCCCGGGTGTGGTCAAAAACCAGGCGCAGGTGCAAGAGGAGCAGCTTGCGGTAGGCCTGAAAATGATTCCAGCCATGCAGACCTTGGCGCGGACCTCGGCGACCATGGCCGAGGCCTTCTCGAACCTCGCCGGCGGGGAGCAGGGGGCCCTCAACAAATTTCTGAAAGTCATAGAGGGCGCGACGGTTGCTCTGGATGAATTCACGAAAAACGTCGAAAAATACGGAGTAGCCAAGGCGCTAGGTATGCTGGGAGCAAATTAAATGCCGACCACTGATTACCGCCCCGGGTACCAGGGCTCTGAAACAAGCTGGGTCAAGGTGGTGGTGTACCAGCGCACGGACGATCCATTTCTGGCCTCGGACGGGGTGCCGATCGAATTTTCTGGAAAACGAGCATCGGATAAAAATCCCGCGCTGATCGGGGTGAATACAGATAAAGCAATTGGTGTTCCAGGTAATTTCAATTTCACTGTAAAAGCTGACTCCGAAATATCGGACCTACTGAATATCATCGTGGATGACGCGTGGGTGGACCTGGTGTTCTACCGGCACGATCAACCCTGGCATGTCATGCGCGGGCTGGTGGATGAAATTCGACGCTCGGAGACGGTGGTCAACGCCGCGACGGTGCAGACCTATACGATTAGCGGCCGGGATTTCCAAAAAATCTGGGAGCTGACCCCAGTCTGGTTTTCGCCCTATGCCGGCGCGGATCTTATCTCCGAGTCAATTGCTTTCGAGGTGTTCAAAGGAATTCCTGAAATCATCGGGGACCCGGCAACCGCGGTGCAGGCCTACTTGAAAAAATTCCTGGAGGCCGTAGGGCAATCGGCTGGGGTGAATTGGTGGCCACCAGATGGGATGCCATCGGCGACCGAGGGGGATTTCCTGGGTTCGGTGACGTTCAATGCCGATAATTTCTTGAACGAGCCTGGCCGCAAGGCATTCAATCCGAATTTCATGCAACCCGACGGTACCCTTTGGGCTCTGGCAAAACAGCACTCTGACCCGGTTTTCACCGAGCTATATTGCGATGTGCTCCCGGACGGGGACCCGTTCAGCGGCCGGCTGGAGGCTGGAGACCCCCTCGAGCCTTCCGATACTCAAATGACGGTGGTGCTGCGCGATCGCCCTTTCCCGGTGACGGACCCTTTGATCGGAAATTTCTCTGACTCCTGGGATCGACTGCCCACCCACACGGTCCCGCGACAGCAGCTCCAGACGGTAGAAATCGGTCGATCGGGTCACGAGCGTTTCAACGCTTATTTTGTGGCCAGCATGCTGCACCAGGAGACCATGGGCAAGCACGGGCTCACTCTCATGGCCCCGCTCGTCGATAAGGAGGACATCAAGCGCCACGGGATGCGCCGTTTCGACGTGCAAAGCTCCCAGATGCCCGATGACCTGGATCCCACCGTCATGGCTGAAAAACAGCGGCGGATCGTGCGAGATTGGTATTGTCTCAACCCCTATTTCCTCTCGGGGACCTTGGGGCTCGGGATGGGTCGGCCAGACATCCGGATCGGGAATAAACTGGTGATCCCTGGAGCTATTTCCCAGGATCAGAATGAAACCTATTACGTTGAAACTGTAGGGCATTCCTGGACGTTCGGGCGCGGTACGCGCACCCAGGTGGGGGTCACGCGCGGGTGGATCGGGAAAGACGCGTCCATGCGCGAAACCCTCCAGAAAATCTCGAACCGCTACAAGGTGCCGGCCATCGTGGACGAGTCGCTGATCGGCTGGGGAGAAATGGCATAATGGCTAGTAATGTCATAGGGTTTGGCACAAGAATCCAGGAGGGCATTCCCCGACGGCCGGCGAGTCGGGGCGAGCAGCGCGCGGGCGGGCTCATGTTGCGGGGGGTGGTCATGGCCACCTACGTCTCTGACTCCCCCGGGCACCCGCACGAGGAGGACACCAGCAATCCGCCGGTGGCCGTCTACTGCGATGTGCTCGTAATGCCCTCCATCTCCCGCCAGAGGTGGTTTGGGCTTCGGGGGGTGCTGGTATCCCAACCCCGCGGGGGAATGCACCACGGGGCCGTCTGGAAGCCCAGAGCCACCACGGTGGACCTCTCGAGCAGCCTGGACTCCTCTGGCGCGATCGCGAATCCCGCCTATCTCGACGGGGATCACGTCCTGATCGGGTTTTTGAACGACAATCTATCCCAGCCGGTGATCCTGTCTGGGTTGCCGCACCCGTCCACGGACATGGGAAACGAGACCAAAGACCTGGGTTTTCGCATGAAGCTCAAGGTTGCGGACGGGGACCCAGAAATCTGGAAACACCATGGGATCTGGTGGGGCGTGACCGACGCGGGGGATTTCCTGGTAGATACCACTTACGCGAACAACGGCAAGCTGGCGGCGGATGGGAAAGAGGCCGCGCCGAAAACCGACGGCTCGGCCGGGAATTTCACCGTCCGACTTCCGACCGGAGCCAAGCTCATTCTGAAGATCGCCGACGGGGCGTCAATTGAGTGGTCGGGGTCGGCGGCGACAGCCCAGCTAATCGTGGGCAACGGGGCGGTCAAGGCGGCCATCGCCGACCACTTGCAGCAGCTTTGGGGGACGCTCAAGAGCTGGCTGGAGGCGGTGACTGTGCCCACGGGGATGGGGCCCAGCGGGACGCCAAGCAACACCCCAGCGACCGCCTGGAACACAAACATCAATTCCAATCAGCTCAAATTTCCCGACAACGGAGCGTAACATGGCGCTGAGTGCGAGCACGTTGAAAAGCCAGATCGAGAATATGGCGAATACGGACACCGAGGTGACCGCTTGTAGCAATTGGGCTACGGGCTTCGATGAGTATTTCAAGGGCGCAGGGTGCAATGGGGCTCCGGTAGCTCCGGCGGCACTGGTGGCGGCCAAGGCCGCCATGCAAGGGGCGCTGGCGGGCATGAGCGGGCCAGGACAGGGGTCGGTGAAGCTCCAGGCGGCCATTGTCGCCTACTGGGGGGCCCTGATCCCAGCGGTAGCCTGGCCTCCTGCGACGGTCATTACCCCCCCTCCAGGGCTTGCTGGTTTGGCTCCGGCGCTGGTGGCGGTATTCCTGGCCAATACTACCGGGAAAAAAAGCAAGGCGGATTCAGCCCAGACAATCGCGAACGCGATTCATGCAATTATGATCGTGGGTGGCTTGGGTGTTTTTCCGCCTCCGATTGGGCCCATGCCCATTTTGTAAAGGAGACTTCCATGGCGGTAGCTTCAACGCTCGCATACGTCAAAGAGCTTCTCCGGCAAAAAATGGCCCAAGATGAAAATTTTCAGAAACGATTTCTCCATTTTTTTGAATTGCAGGTCCCGAAAGAAGTCGCTTATATCGAAAATCTTACTTTTCTTTTCCCGATTATCCTTCCGCCCCAGAGCTATTCCATGGAGGAGCCGTTTGCCGCGGAATTGAGCTTTACCCAGGGGGGCGGGCTCTGGGCAGAAGAAAATGGGATCGTCCGGAGAATAATCCGGTTGCGGGGGAATACTGGCTGGAAACCGCGATCGCTCAAAGTAGAATTTAATTCCCCCAAAGCGGTGGATATTGCGAATTCGAAACAATCATACTCGCGGAAATTGCCGGATACCGTACTTTCCGCAATTTCCGGGCAGCGCCATTTCCAGTATCTCCAGGATTCAGTATTCCGGGCCTACGCGGACCTGAAAGCCGACCCAGCCACGGCGAAAGACACCAAGCTGATTTACCACAACCCCCAGGATATGGAGCACTGGGTGGTGGTCCCTAACCGGTTTACCCTTCTGCGGGATCGCGCCCAGCCGTTGCTGTACAACTACGATATCGAATTGTTTGCCGTCGAGCGCGGAGAAGACATTGACGCGGATTTTTCCGAGGACAAATCCATTTTCGATCTCGTAAAAGGCGCTATGAGCCTGGTGAAATTAGGGCTCGATCTATTGCAGGGGGCCATCAATGACTTGATCGCGCTGGAGGGCGTGATTATGGGGTTTGTGAAAAACATCGATACCCTGATCGCTCGAGGTGTCGAGGTGGGGGAAGCGGTCCAGGATTATGTCGAGGGGCGCGCGGAATTGATCGATGCTACTTTTGATTATGTGGCGGCGCACCTTACAAATTGGGAAACCGCGGCCGGGACAATCGCGATGTACATGGATCGCAATGAAGGGGATAAATCGGTACCAGAGGAGGTATTACAGAAAATCCGAAAGGTGGCCGATGCGATCAATTTGATATTGGCGCACCCGGAGCTTTTCGAGGAGCCCGTCGAGGCCGCGGTGCGAAAGACGCGGGAGGACCAGGAATTCCGCCGAGGGATCAATTCCAATCGACAAGTGCAGGCCCTCATAAGCCCGGCGCCGACCTCGTTCGAGGCGGTGCGGGAAAGGGGCACCGAGCTGACTCCTGGGGACGTGCAGATCGGCGAGGGGGATATTCTGGCCGGGAGCACCATTCCAGTGTACCGCAATGCTCGGCAAATCGTCCTCACCGCGGATGACACCTTGCCCAGCCTGGCAGCACGGTATCTGGGAGACGCGCGGAAATGGCAGCTTTTGGCGATGTTTAATGGGCTCAAACCCCCTTACATCGATAACCAAGCGTCTCCCCCATTGGCTCGAGGCGTGGGTACAGGTTCGACGGGTATCGGAGGAGCTTCTGGCCCGCTCGAGCGTCCGTTCACCGGTGTGCTGGGTATTGGATCGAAAATCGCAATCCCGACCAATACGCGATCGGTGCAGGATATGGGTATTTTGCCGGTGCTGGGTGCGCGCACGGAATTGCCGGCGGAAGAGCGGGCCCTCGGGGCGGACTTTTGCCTGGAAGCGGTTCCAGTAACGGTCAATTCCAGCCAGGTCAAATACGATATCCCGATTGATACGGAAATGGGATCGACCGACGCCAAGATCGTGCGGGGGATGGCCAATCTGAAACAGGCGATCGTGATCCGCTTGTGCACTGAACAGGGCACTGATTTGTTGTATCGCCGTCTAGGCGTCAAGCGGTTAATCGGATTGCGAAGCACCCTGGTGGACCTCGAGCTTTGCCGCTTTCGGATTTCGCAAGCTATCTCCGGCGATCCGCGAATTGTGACTGTAAAGAGCGTGGATCTCGTGCAAACAGACGATATGCTGGAAGTGGATTTAGTGGCCGAGGTAAGGGGTTTTTCGGAAAAACAAGAGATCCATACTACGATCCAATGAGGTGAGCCCATGCCCCGATTTCAAACGAAACGATACGAGCAAATCCTGACTGAAATGCTAGCCAAGCTCGTGGCGCGCACGGACCTATCCGATATTTCCGATTCAGCGGCGGTGAAACACTTGCTGGCTACGGCGGCCCGACAAGATGACGAGCAATACTACCAGATGCACCTCCTCTTGCAGCTTTTCTCCATAGACAAAGCGACCGGCGAGGATCTGGACGAGCGGGCGATGGATATCCAGCCCGGGACCATCGTGCGGGCGGCTGCGACTAAAGCCGTGGGGACGGTGGTGCTCACGCGCGCGGGTACCACGGGGACTATCATCCTTCCGGCGGGAATTCGGATGAAAACTGCGGGGGGAATAATTTTTGTGACTACGGCGGCGGGGAGTATCACCGCGTCGAGCCCCGAGCAGATCGGCGGGCATGGGGTCGGCCGGGATTCTGGGGTGATCCCTGTTATCGCGGAAGTTGCTGGCGTGGCTGGAAATGTGACCTCGAACACGATCATAAAGTTTGTCAGTAAACCGGTAGGGGTCGATTCAGTGACAAACCCTTCCGGCTGCATCCACGGGGTGGACACCGAGACCGACGCGGCATTTCGAGCGCGGATCAAGCTATTTGTGGCCTCACTTGGGCGATCTACGGTGCCGGCGATCGAAAGTTGCGTCCTTCAGTTAATTGATCCGGATACCGGGGCGGTGGTCCTTTACAGCAAGGCGGTGGAGGACATCATCAACCCGGGGAATGTAACGCTGTACATCGATGACGGCACCGGTTATGCCGAAAGCGCGGAAGCGGTCACCGGGGAAGAGCTGACCGAGGGGCTCGGAGGGCCTCCGGCGGATACCGCGGCCGGAGGAGAAACTACGCTGTATCTGGATTACGCGCCGATCAAGCTGAATGCTGGCATCACCCTGGTTAGCTCGGAGCGTGGGGAGTTGACCGAGGACGACACCTATTTTGTCAACCCAGCCAGTGGGCAGATTGTTTTTGACCCGGCGCTGGTGGCGACAGAAACAATCACGGCGCATTATCACAAATACCTGGGGCTGATTGCTCTGGCGCAAAAAGTAGTGGATGGCGATCCGGACGATCGAGTGAATTATCCTGGCTACCGGGCGGCGGGGATTCTGGTGGTGGTGCAGGCCCCCCAGGTGCTCATGCAGACGGTATTAATATCTGTGACGGTGGCGGAAGGGTACGATGACGCAAGCGTGAAGGTGGAGGTGGCCGAGGCGATCAAGACATACATCAATAGCCTGGGTATTTCTCGGGATGTGCTCCGCTCGGAGCTGATTTCCAGAGCCCAGCGAGTGACTGGGGTTTACGACATCGTGCTGACCACTCCAGCGACGAACGTGATTCTATTGGATGACCAGCTAGCGCGGGTTTCCGACCAGACCATTACTGTGAACTAGGGGGTTGCCATGGCCATGGAAATTTCAGCTATCTCCCCCGAAGTCGTGCTGGAAAACGGGGGTCATAAAATTGAGGTGACGGGAACTTTCAACCTCGGGCATGAATACATGATCTACCTGGGGACCAAAAACGGAATTTTCGATCATGCCTGCTATTCGGGAGTACCCGGGCAGGGTAACGTAATTCGGCCGTATACCGCAACCGCTTTGGTGGCGTACACCCCGCGACTGTATCTCGGATCTGGGCAGCACGTCACGGTACGGGATCTCACTGTTCCCGAAATCGAGACGCTGGCTGCGGCGCTCACGGTATGCTACGAGTGGTTTTCGTCTGCGGTTTTTTCGATTCGCAAGCTACTCCCGAATTTTTACAAAACTGGCCCGAGGGACATTGACCAGGTGGCCCCTATCTGAGGTGACATATGGCGTACAAAGGCAAAGTCTACACATCGTTTTTGGGATCGGCCTACCACCAGATCGAAATCATCCGGGATTTCCTTCTGGCCTGCGGCTGGAAGCTAGTGGGCCCCACGGCGACGGCGGCCATGCGTACCGCGCAGGATGACCTCCATGGGCATATCCTGGGCTGGTATCTGCATTCCAATGGCGAGGACGGCACCAAGGATCTGCACCTGCATATGGGGGTGCAGGAGGATAGCGCCTCGCCGATGTCCTGCCCCTCCTATTCTTACCTGTCCGCGAATATCGATGACACGGTGACCACTATTCCAGTCAATGACTCCAGCGTTTTTGCCGCTACCGGGCGGGTGAAAATCGGAGGCGAGCTGATCACTTATACCGGCGCTGCGGCCAATGAGCTGACCGGCTGCACCCGGGAGGCGGATGGATCTACCAAGGCGGCTCATTTTAGCCGAGAGGTAGTGGTGCAGTGCGGGTTTTTCAAGCCCTATTTTGATCTGTATTCTTACCGGGATTTGATCCATTCCATCGCCGAGTCGGATGATGCTTTGGGGGTTACCTGGGTACTGGGTATTGCTACCACGACAGGAGCCGTTACCGGGCTGGATGGATACAAATCCGGGGCTTTCAAGTACGGGGCGCTTCTGCGCGTGCTCGAGGGGGATCACGCGGGCAAGGTCCGGCCTATCTGGGCAGACGTTGCCGGGGATTTGTCTTACGCGCCGTTTTTCAGCGCACCCGGGCCAGTCAATTGCGATATCGTCTCCCAGGGATTTCTCCCGTGCGTCTCTCGTCGAGACGAACGGGCGGGCGCTAATTGGGCGCACCATACTAGCGCGCCGAAAGTTGGTTTTGACGGAGACGGGTCAACCGCGTTGCTTTGCGTGGGGAGCAAAGACGGATTTCTGCTAGGTTCACAAATTGGTGAATCCGATTACTACAATTTTGTGTACTACGGCACATACATTTCCAATGGCTCGCCGGTGCTAGACGCGATCAGCTCCCATACGGTACCCGGCGGAAATATCCCGGCGGCGGCAACCATCGTGCACGTTGAGGACACCACCAAGTATGTGGTCGGTCGGAAATACCGGATTCTCGCCCAAGACTACCAGGATTGGATCGATAACTGGGATCGGAGCGCGGATACAACTATGGGGGCGACTCCCGGAGATTGGCCAGACCTTGACGTGGACGAGATCCCAACCGAGCTGGTATTGGTCGATTCGATCGATGCGGTCAATAGCGAAATCACTTTCCGGACTCCGTTGATTTATTCTTATCGCGCCTATGCAGTAATCGCCGAAGATCCGCAACCGATCATTTCTTACTGTGATACGGGATCAGTCTTGTCGGGAGATTTAATAAATTCCAGTGGATACGCTATTCAAAATCCATTTTTTGCTGTAGCCACGTACTATTTAGCCTCTTGCCCGCACCATAGAGTGCGTTGGAGATGTTGTTTTTTGGATCTAGGCAATACGGAAGATCCCTGGGGCCCCGTCGGTGCCCCCAATTATATTCTATGCACTGAATGCGCCCGGCAAACAATGAACCCCGGTGAACATATGAATGATGGGCTAGACGGATATACCGACTCCTGGCCATTGGCGTTATACACGGTTGAGGGGGTAGGCGACGATACCGGCATTAACTCGATAGCGCGATTACTAGGGTATCTCCCTATAATTCGAAAATGCCAGTATGATTTTGAAGAATTCGAAGACGAGAGAGGCGAAGACTACGGCTACATTATGTGGAATAGGCAAGCTGCGCTATTCGAATGGGTGCAGCACGAGACATTTGGATACCACGTTGTGGGGCCCATGCTTTGGAGTTGACGACTACCGCATTGAGTCGAGGTGACCGATGGGTGCTTCCTTTCTGATTATCGAATCCGCTGGCGATCGGGTACCGGATTCTTACGTTGAAACCGCGGTAGTGTCCATTCCTACTTCGTTCAGCGCGCCGTTGAATATCCCTGAAAATACCGTGGATCTAACGTGGGTGAATCCAATCGAACGGATTTTCGATCGCGTGATGATCCGCGAATCGACCACGGACCACCCAGCTACTCCAGCGGCCGGGAATTTGGTTTATGAGGGCCCGCTCGAGGCCTACGCGCACGCGACGACGCTGTACGAGGTCCACTACTACTCGATTTGGTCGGTGAGCACTGAAGGGGATTATTCAGCCAAGGTTGAAAGCCAATCGGGGCAGGTTGCGGCTCCACCGGATATCACCGATCTGGTAGTGGATACGGATTTCGCAGAAAGCAAAGTAGTTCTTACCTGGACCAATACCGGGGGCACGTTTGACCATGTAGAAATCTATGAAAGCGAATCCGGGTACCCGACGGTTCCAGGCGCGGATCGCCTGGTGTACTCGGGGGCGCTCGAGACCGTTGACGATCCGGGGCTTCTCCTGGGAGTGCTCCATTACTATGCGATTTGGTCGGTCAATAGCGTAGGCGGATATTCCGATAACGCGGATACAGGCATTTCTGAAATTCTAGGTATCCCGGACGCAATCACTGATTTCGGAGTGGAGACAGTTTTTGCGGAAGACAAGGCGACGCTTACCTGGACAAATCCAGCCGGATCTTTTGATCATGTCGAAATTTATGAAAGCGAAACGGGTTACCCGACCATACCCGGCGAGGACCGCCTGGTGTACTCTGGCCCGCTCGAGACTTTCGACGATGAAGGGCTCGATCTGGGTGTGGTGCACTACTACTCCATCTGGACAGCCAATGTCGAGAATGCCTATTCGCTCACGGCTGATACTGGGTTAACCACCCTCTTACCGCTTCCGGATGCAATCACGGACCTGGAGGTGATTTCCGATTTTCTAAACGAAAAGGTCACGCTGAACTGGACCAATACCGGCGGATCTTTCGATCATGTCGAAATCTATGCGAGCAATTCGGGTTATCCGACGATACCAGGCGCAGACCGCTTGGTATATTCCGGATCGGCGGAAACGGCGGACGATCTATCAGTAGAATTCGACATCCTGCACTACTATGCCATCTGGGCGGTAAACGCGCTGGATGAGTACTCGCTTTTATCGGATACCGGAATTACCGAAATAGAGGGGCTCCCAGCAGCAATCACGGATCTGGGCCTGGTAATGAATACCGAGGCCGGATCTATTACGCTGAGCTGGACGAATCCCGGCGGCACTTTCCACCATGTCGAGCTTTACGAGAGCGAAGCTGGATACCCGGTAACCCCGGGAGCTGGGCGGCTGGTATACTCTGGGCCCAATGAGACGGTGGATGACCTCGATCTGGATCTAGATCCGATCCACTACTATGCCATCTGGACGGTCAATTGTTCAGACGCTTACTCTGCGACCTCGGACACGGTTGCCTCCACCGATGTATTCGGGCCGGACGCCATTTTCCCGTTTGTTGCGACCCCAGGCCCGGATCTGATCACGCTGACCTGGACAAACCCAACCGCGGCGGATTTCGCAGGGGTGACCATTCGACGCTCGAGCAGTGACTACCCGGCGACCCCTACCTCGGGCACGCCGGTGTACCACAACAGCGGGCACTCCTACGTTGACGCGGGGCTGGTGTACGGCACCACCTATTTCTACTCGGCCTGGGCTTACGATGAGGTGCCCAACTATTCCGAGGTAGCGCATGCAACCGGCACACCGGCCCCCAATTACGCGGTGGAGGCCCGACTGGGCCCCGTGGGGCTTATCCAGGCGCTCACCCAGGCAATCGGAGAATCGGATACTGAAATCGGTGGATTTCGGCTGACCAGGTTGTCGGCCGTGGCGAACGTCGGAGCTACTACTTTTTCGGTTGAATCCACGAGCGGCTGGGATGAATCCGGCAAGGTGGGCATTGATGGGGTGCTGTACAGCTACGCGGCCAAGACCCTGGCCAGTCTGACCGGGATCACTCATAGCGCGTCCGGGGTGACGGTTGCCGGCGCGCGGGTAGCGCACCGGATCGAGGCGGTGGTGGCCGATTGTTCCCGCACTTCGAGCGCGGTGGATTTGTGTCGGCGGGCCATGCTGGTGGAGTACGCCGAGGCCGAGGACTTGAGCGTGATCGGTCGAAACCTGGGAGTCAACCGGCTTGTTTTCTTTTCTGAGGATGCGCAGTATCGGCGGCTGATCAAAGCCATGGCCTACAACCCCAAAGGCACTACATTCGGCGTGGAGCTGGTGCTGAATGCCATTCTAGGGGAAGGAAACTATGAGCTATGGGAGGATTTGATCCAGCACCCGTGTATCCTGTATGTGTACATTCCCGTCGGCGAGATCATGGGGACCAGCTTTATCGGTCGAGCTTTCCTGGATGCAGCATTTTATGGGGTGACCTCTGGCGCTGGAAAAGACACCATAGTGATGGATCACGCGCCCTTGTTCGTCGGCACGGTCCGCTTGCTGGACCTGGGGGAGTTATTTGATTTCCGGGTGCGTATCCCCGGAGCAATCACCTACCTGTACCATTCGGATGCGCTGGTGGAGCTGGCGGCTTTCACCTATTCAGGAGCCAGCACTCCAGAGACGGATTTTGTTGCCGTGGTTTCGGCGCAAGCGTGCAGTCGCCTGAGCACTTTCGGAGCGACTGTTTTCTACACCATGGCCGACACCCAGGGGGCGCGGGTTGCTGCGGTCACCGAAGCGGAGGTGAGCTGGCTGATTTCCGTCTCGGGCGCGGTCAAGACCGGTGAGCTGGCGCAGGCGTCAATCACCATTTTCGATGGTGCTTATCAAATAAATTTGGGGCTAGATACCGACGGCGGCACCGGGATCGAAATCGGGCTGTATGCCACCTCGGGCGGGGGATTCCTGGGAAGCACTTTCACCGGACTGAAATCGACCTGGTACGAGGTATCGCTCCGAAAGCACGGCGCGGATACCGTGGAGCTTTGGGTGGATGGGGATCTGGTGGCGACGGTGGCCTACGGGAGCTTTACCGCGGCGACCACCGATCACAAGATCGAGTGGGGGATTCGCGGAGCGCCCAGCTCGGGCCTGGTGGTGGACACCAAACAGCTCGGGGTGCAGCTCGAGACCGCTACGGACTTCTGGAATGCCCGAGGAGCCCTCGGAGTGGTAGGGACGGCCAACCCCACCCGATTCTCGGATGGAGGGGCCGCTATCCTATCCGCTGGCGACGTGGGGAGCTATCTGGAGATCACTGGGTCGGGGATCGAGAATGCCCAAGGGGGGAACAATAACGGGCAGTGGGAGATTGACACCCTGGTGTCTCCGGGGATTGTGACGCTCAAGGGGGCCGTGCACCTGGCCGTGGTGAGTTTTTTGACCGCCTATCCGACGCGGATCACGGTCGAGGACCTCGAGGCTTTCAGCTACCCCGATGATTTGGGTAAGCAAATCGTGATCACGGATTCAGAGCTGGGAAACAATGGCACCTACGTCATTTCGGATCTCCTGGAGGTGGGAACCCTGCTGAACCTCGACGAATTCGAGACCCCGGTGGCGGCTCGGACCAATGTTTGCGAGGTGGTGTCTGCAAGTTTTGTGTCGGAATATCGGGCATCTTATCAGCTTTTCCCGATTTTCTCGACCGAGACCGGGCTGGATTGGGAGCTATCCGACGCGGGGAGCTTCACCGATGAGACCATCACGCTCCGGCAAGGGGGCTGGGGCACTGCCCTGGTGATGCGCGTGGGGATCGAGGACATGCTTTCGGGACAGCTCTTGCCCGATGCAGGGACGTTCAATGAATTGCTATCGGAGGCCCCTGAAGCAATTTATCGGTACTACCCATTTTATTTGTATGACCCCTTCGCCACGGCTGAATCCTACCTGGACAGCATTACCGCGGCCGGGGTGCTTACCCAGTTTGTGACCGTGATCGAGGGCGGCGGGATCGTGCGGCTGGTGGAGGTCGATCCGGGCCCGCTTGCGCTTAACCTGGAATTCAACACGCCGATGCTGGGTGCTGGCCCGTTGCTGGACCCGGCGAGCTACACCGTCACGGTACCGTCTACTGAAGAGGACTGGGATGTCGATACGGAGCTTGTTTGATGAAAATCAAAATTGCCTTTTCACGGGACATGGCAGTGAATGCAGCTTTGATTGCTCCAGGCAATTACGGGATAGTGCTAACCCCCGATGGGGTGCAACCGCAAGTTGAATCGGTAGAAGTGCTGGATGCGTTTTCCATCAAAGTAATTTTTGATAAGCCGATGGAGCTAGACTCCATTTTAACTGATCCTGCAAATTACGAAATCGATTTCCTTTGGAGCCATGTCACTTTTACAGTCGAAGCATTGAGCGCCACGGAAGTGAAGGTGACTTTTAGTGAGGACATGCTAGAAAATGGGGCGCTGGTGGCTACCGATAATTACGACTTGGAAAACAAAGTAGACCCCCCTACTGAGTGGGATTTTGTTCCGGAGGCGGATACTGCGACTGAAATCATTGTCACGTTTTCAAATCCCATGACCATCAATCCGGATCTGTATGATCCCGCCAATTACGTGATCAGCGAGGTATAGCTATGGCCCTAACAGTAGAGCATGTACAAATTTTGAATTCGAAAGAAGTGAAGCTGACCGTACAAGAAATGCGCGATGGGGCAACCTACGAGCTAACCGTCTCGAACGTGCAGGACATCAACGGCGATACGATAGATCCGGCCAATGCTACCGCGGAATTTATCGGGATCGGGACCTTGCCGCAAGTGGTGAGTATCGCCAAAGTGGATGTCACCCACCTGTCAGTGCTATTCGATGAAGTCATGGCCGATGACGCCAATTTCATCAATGCCGCTAATTACGCGGTGACGGGCCAGAGCACTCCAGGCGTGGTCGGTGTTGCGCGATCGGTTGACGGGCTTACCGCTACTCTGGAGCTGGACGAGGATTTGGAAACCGGGACCTACGGAATAGCTGTAGAAAACGTAGTAGACGCTGGTGGCAATTTAATTGATGGGGCTCATGATTATGCAGAGACCGCGATAGTTATCGGGCCGTGGCGTGATCATGCTTCTCTGGGTACTAACCTGGTGGCGCATTACAAGATGGAGGATGAAACCGATTCTTCCGATAATGGATACGATGGGGCTTATGAAAGCGGGACTCCCGACTCGATTACCGGAAAAATAGGAAATGCTCTGAGCTTTGTTCCCTCGGTTCGGATGAATATCCCAGCCAATGCGGAATTGAACGCGCTGAATGCTTTTACCATGGCCGGCTGGTTCAAAATTACAACGATCGCCGGTTCATGGCATACGCTGTGGGGGCGTACCGGGCAAGTGAGCATGACTGTGGTCGGGAGCGGGGATCATGTCGGGAAAGCGTACATGGGAATTTATGTAAACCCGCCCACATATACACTCAGGGAAACGCTGACTTCGACGACGGCGCCCGAGAATGAATGGTGCTTTATCGTGGGGTCCTTTAACGGATCTACTGCAACCAAAGTACACATAAATGGCGTAGTACGCGGAACCGCGTCTTTTACGAGCACCACCCTTGCTACGGTGGATGAGACCCATCCATGGCGAATCGCGATTGCGCAAAACAATACGGAGAAAAACGGAAATGAGGACATGCACAGCCCGTTGGCTGGCGGAGCCGACGAGCTAACTGTATGGGGCCGGGAATTGACCCAACCGGAAATAGATTATCTGTACAATAGTGGAGCCGGGCGTGCTTTCTAAAGTGAAGGGGACTCCATGGCAGTGCTCACGGTACAATCAGTTGAAATAATCAGCAGCACAACGGTACGCTTGGAAGTCACCGGTATGCAAGTGGGGGTAGTTTACAATGTAGAAGTGAGCGAGGAGATAGAATCCCTTTCTGGCAGATTGATAGATCCAGCGTACAATGCTGCGGATTTTACGGGAGACGGCACTATTCCCCAGCTTCTTTCGGTCGTGTTGGTAGACGCGCTGCACATAGATTTGGTTTTCTCAAAGCCCATGATTGACGACCCCATATTGCTGTACCCTACCAACTATACCGTAACTGGCGACATGGATAGCGGCACCACCCTGGTGGAGCGCAATGAAGCTGGAGACGGGGTGCGGCTCACGTTAGCAGATCCTTTGCTGTACGGCGACTATCGCGTTGCCCTGGACAATTGCCCCGATACCGATGGAAATCTTGTACCGCCAGAAAACGCAGAAATGGATTTTTCCTCTGTTCGAGAAAATCCGGTAAGCGATCTGGTTACGATGCTAACCGACAATACGGACGAGTGCCTGATCGAGGTTAGGGCAATTGGCATAATGGTGGATGGAGTATACCCAGAAATCGCACTTAGGCTTTTCGGGGAAGAGGTGGTCCGCTGGAGTGATGTCCGGGGCAAGGTCGAATACTATCAAGCGGAAAGAAATGGCTATCTGCATGCGGGAAAAGTAACCCCCGCTGATATCCAGGTGGCGTATACCAATGACGTGCTAGGCGGCCCCGAGCAAGAGTGCTTGGCTTTCTGGGAGCTGGACGCGGCTTCTACAGTAACGGCCGCATACCAATATGAGCGGTTCGATCGCTTTCGCCCTTCCGCAAAAATGACGCTGACTGCCCCCTCGGCCGGAGGAGATGTCAATCGGCTTAATGCGCTGAGCCAGGATCTCCCCGAGGTGGTGGTGGGTCAGACGGTTATCATTTCTGGCCAGGTTAAAATGCTGGAGGGAGTTACCGCGCGGGTGCGCTTTACGCTAGGGACGGAAGAGGGGCTCCTGGTATCCACTCTGGATTTGGAGGGGACAGGGGACTGGGAAAGTTTTCGACTGGAGCCCCTGGTGGCGACTCTGGGGAATACAGAGGGGCGAGTTAGCTTGATCGTGGTATCCCCGGATGTCGGGAGCACTGTGGCCGAATGGCGAGATATTCGGGCGGGGCTCGAGCTTCTGGAGAATTGTAATTTCGAGACCACGATCGAGCCCTGGTACACCCATCTCGGGAGCAAGTGTTTCCCTACGCTCTTGACCGAAGAGGCGGGCCCTTACGGTCACGCCGAGCTTACGATCCTGGAGACAGAGCCCAGCAAGCGGTTTTACCATAGCGTTTCTTTTGATGCTCACCGGGGCAAGGTGGTGCTTTTTGGCGGGAATGATGGAGTGGTCAAGGGCGATACCTGGGAATATACAACGGCCACCCATACCTGGGCAAAAATAACACCGGCCACGACCTCCCCCAGTGCTCGAGGCCTGCACGCCGCGTGCTACGACAGCCTACGGCACCGGGTAATCATCTCCGGCGGGCAAGATAGCGGTGGGGGACATTTGCAGGACCTTTGGGCGTGGGATGGAGTGGACTGGACCGACATCACGCCGGTGGGCACCAAGCCCGGGGCTCGGCGAGCGCATGCGATTGCCTATGATTCCAATCGTGACGTGATCATGCTCTTTGGCGGGGTAGCCAGTGTAAAAAACAATGAAACCTGGGAGTATAATTGCGCAACCGGTTTGTGGGCTGAGATTTTCCCAGTCGCAGGCATAAAACCGTCTCCTCGCCAGTATCACACCATGGAATACGATACCGTGAAAAGACGGCTGGTGCTCTTTGGAGGTAGGACAGAGACCAACCATTCGGATGAGACCTGGGAATACAACGGAGGGATTCAATCCTGGGCGCTGATGACAATAGCGGGGGATAAGCCGACCGCGCGGGATGAGCACAAAATGGCCTATGATTCGGTGCGTAGGCGCATGCTTATTTTCGGCGGGAACGACGGGGCTTACAGTGCTACTTCTTTTGATGACGAAACCTGGGAATATGATAGCGCGACCGTGAGCTGGAGTATGGTGCAGGGCGGCGGAGATCCTGGAGGTAGCAATCCAATGGGGCGGGTTGCTTTCGGCATGACATATGACTCTATTGCCCAGCGTAGTGTGCTATTCGGCGGATGGACAGGGGCCATCCGTAATAATGAAACTTGGGAATTTTCAGGGAGCACGACAAGCTGGGCGCTGCAATATGCCGGGTATGACCCTCTGAATTACGGATCAAGCCATTGGAATTCTATCCTCCAGGCTCCGGGAGAAATCCCCGACGGATCGCAGATCCGACTTCGCGGAAAATTCAGAGCCCCAGTGGATACTGAATTGCGTATCCACGTATACGCCATACCGTGGACCACGGGGGTGATTGGGGCCTGGGGGCCCTTTTCTGGATCAGGAGACTGGGAGGATTTCGAACTAGCTGATGTGGTAGTGGATACCGACCATCGCGATGTGCAAATCCGGTTGGCGATCCATCTCCCAGATGCGACAGGGAGCTGGGCTGACTGGAAAGATATTTCGCTCACGCGAAACATTATCCGAAACGGCACTTTTTCCGACCGAGGAGCGTTGATCGACGCGGTTTTGATTGACGGGAAAATTTACGAGACCGAGGGCGCCGAGGTGCTATCCACGGGATCGTGGCTTCCCGGAGACGGGGCGTTACCCAGCCCGGGATACCGGCAAACCGAGGTGCTGACCAATAACGGGTATTTCGATTTTGCCGGGGTGAGTGACGAGGAGATCCTGGATGGTGTTGACGCGCGGATCGATACCTACAGGAAAGGAAACGGGGTCATTTCCGTAGTGAATGGGGTTGGCCAACCGGTGGTAGGGGTTGACGTGACGGTGGAGCAGCTTACCCATTCTTTCCTTTTTGGGTCGGGTATATTCGAATGGTATGAGAGTTATGTGGCCCCAGGGTATCCTCCTCTGACCGAGGCCCAGCAGCTTTGGTCCGATACGTGGCGCGCGTTGTTTTTGGACGTTTTCAATTTCGCAACCCTCCCCTATTACTGGGTGAGCGGCGAGCTGGAAAATGGGTCCATGCTTCACGCGGCAAATTACGAGGCCCTAGCCTGGTGTCTGGCCAATGGAGTACAGGCCAAGGGGCACCCTATCTTTTGGAACGCGGACGAGCCAGCGTGGATCAATAATTGGAGTGATCTAGATGCGGTAAAAGCGCGGGTTTTCGGATACCTCGAAAAGTGTATCGGAAATAG